TTTTCTGGGTTGTTAAGATCCTTGGCTAAATTAGCAAGTATGCGAGTGATCTCCTCGTTAGTTTGATTAGAGTGCTCGAAAGAGGAAATTTTCCCTACCTGGTAACTGCCATATTCATGGTATGCCGCATAAAATATAGGTATTGATTGAGGTGATTGATTGATAATTTTAATGGCCTCAGTCACATCACATGGAGCAGTCCCCCACTTAAGTAGACTATTTCCTCCACTCTTATGAACTTCACAATCATCAATAGAGAGTTTTTCAAATACAGACCATCCAAGACGATTTTTATACCCTTCATTTTTCTTCAAATGAAGGCTCGTCAATGCGTTGCTTGGATCAATTTTCCCATTAGTACAGCCACCAATAGTTACAAATAGCAGTAAAAGTACTGAAAGTTTAGTTTTGTGCAGTAATGACATATTGAAGCAATTATCCCCTTTCCCTTGCAGCAGCCGTTTGCAGGTCAGCAGATCCACGCGCAAAGCACATCATATCCATATACCACGCCTGACCCCTTGTATCACCAGTATAGCTTATTGATTGCACGATATACACGCCATCTGTGGCAATGCTGGCTGGAGGTGCGCTACTGGCAATACCGCTTACCACCTTGTTACCGTTTTCGTCTATCTCGGTAATTCTTCCGCCAGACATTTGAATATCATTTGATGATAGCGCGGCGCGGTAAACCGATGATTGGTCTAGCTCAATAAGGCTATGTACTCGGATATTAGGGTTTATCAGGCAGCGAACGTTTACGCCCGCGCCCATCGTCTGCTGGGGCATCCCAATCAGACCAGTCTGGCTATTAAGCACCGTGGCTTCTTGGCCCACATATTTATTGTCAGCCACCATGTCAACTTTGTTATCGACAATCTGCCAGGTTGCTTTGCACATCTTGGCAACCTGATCCATGACCTCATGGGCCATCGCAAAAATAGAGCGCCCACGCGGGAATACTGTCGTTGGGAATTCAGGAACTAAACCGGGTGTAACGCCGAACGTTGCAAAGTACGACATCACCACATCATACAATTGCTTAACGGTGTATCCCTTGGCAATCGTCGTATTAATAACCGCACCTAGCATGGCCTCATGTCCGTCAATGGCCTGAATAAGCGTATAGGTATCAGTAGGATTATCGCGCCCGGTCACTGAAAATCTAATGTCGCCATTATAGATTTCACCGATATTTTGTCCGCCCTGCACTTCGCTTGTAGATAAAGCCCTTCCCGCCTGGCTGGCATCATAAACCGGCATCGTTCCGTCATACCCGGCAATAACCTTGATCTTGGTAAACTCGCCGTTAAGTATTGAATTGCTCGTAGTCTGGTTTAGGTTGTATATCTTAATAAGCGCAACACGTGAGAATTTGATATTAAACCACTCAATATCAAACGTGACTTTAAAATCAGATAAGCTGACGCCTTTCCCGTTGTCATTTGTAAGTTGCAACTCAAAATGACGCATCCAGTTTTTACTCATACTTACCTCAATTTTGGACTAAATAAAGATGACTACCGGTACCCAAATCGTCTTTGGTTGGGGATCCCTGTCCTGGATCATCACAAACGACAAATAACGAAAAACCAAATCCCATAAACGTATATTGTTCTAGCAAATCAGCACCAGTAACGAGCGGGATACCTAACACCAAGTCATTCCCTCCGCCATCCTGCAAATTCATCACCCAGCCCGCACCATCCCGCCATATAATGCTTATGCGGTATGTTGTTGCGGTTAAATTAATATTGAATTTTTGGTTATCAGGAGTGAGTGGAATTTCACTAATGATTTGCGTCATAGGCCAAGCGCCCCTTTCCCGCCGTTCACCACGGATTGTAGTATCGAGGTGTTTGCAGGTTTAACGGATTTCGTACCGGTGTTTTGTACTGCTGACGTGCTTACACCCTTTGTCATGTTGGCCTTTTCAGCAACACCGATGCTTTGTGTTGCAGTGATAAAAACCTCACGCAGAGTTAGCACGCACATCAATACGTTTTCACTCGTTTTATCCGTTGTCACATCAATAGCGCGGATCAGCATATTCTTGTACTGCCGCTTTCCCGTTGTGACATCAAACGGCTCTCGCGTTGCCTGTAAATCCAGTATCTGCTTATAGATTTCTTTGGGGCTGGTTCCAAGCGAAAGTCCAATCGATGCTGTATTTACAAAATTAAGCAGTGAACCCCCACCAGAAAATCCGATTTCCATTGTGACCTCTGCGGGCCGCTTATAGGCGTGATCAGCAACCGGTGCGCCAATTTCGACAGGATGCTCTGTTATTTCAAGGGTATCCTGGTGTTTTTCAGATACGACAACATCAGGGATGATGATATCTATTTTCCTGGTTCGTTGATGAAATAGAACAGAAAGAATATCCATTACCTCGTCCCCCTAATAACCTGCTGTGACAATCGAGAATTTACATTTGTTTGGTTTTTAACGACCTCAGCACCGGCACGAACTGGATCGCTAACGCCGTTTATCGTTATCTCCGTTTTTTGGGTCAGGGTATTTCCCGGCATATTACTCAACACCTTTGGAATATAATTCCGCGTTTCTTTAGGGGCTAATGCCATGCCGTATTTCTGCACATTCCCGATCCCCCAGTTATAGGACGCGAGAGATTTCTTCAAATCGCCCCCATTAATCTTCATCAACTGGCTTAGTAACTTGGCTGCGGCTTCCGCTGATTTCATAGGGTCGAAGGCTTCACCATCCTTTAGTCCAAGCCCCTTGCCTGTTCTTGGCATGATTTGAAATAAACCTTCCGCGCCAGCCCCAGACACAGCGTTGGGATTGCCTGAGGATTCAGTAATTGCCACGCTCTTTAGCAACCCTTCAGGGAGTTTGTAGAGCGACTCAAGCTTGCTAAATGTTGGCTGCAACCAACCAAGCAGGGCTGCTCCTGCCGTCGTCGGTTTAGGCATGGTGACGCCTTCGGGCATGGAGTATTCAGCGTTCGAGGTATTGGTCTGAGCAGCGGCGATGTTCACCAAGCGCAGCAGCGCATCGGTGAAGCTATCTGCGAATTTCTGGCCCTTTATACGCTCAACGGTTTCATTGAACTGACCGGCAAGCGTGCCAGGCAGATCAGCGTTTTTAATTTTTCGCGCCGACTGTGCATGCTGCTCAGGCTTGTTATCTGATTTACTAGGGGTGCCCCCCATCCATTCCGGGAGATATGAATTCAGCTTACTGTTAAGTGTTTCATAAACCCCCTTTGCAACCGCTGTCGAACCTTTTGCAATAGGGCTTTCGGCACCAGCCGTTGCTGCTTCTTTTACCGAGTCCCACGCACCGGAAAAATCCCCACTTACAAGCTTAGACATTGCATCAAGCAACGATGACAGCATTTTGCTGGCACTTCTGATACTCTCAATTAGCGTGTCGAATACCTTCTTGGCGGTAAATCCTGAAGCATCGACATTTATCAGCTTCATCAGACTTACAAACGCATCGCCCAGCGCCTTGCCAAGATTTACCAAGCTGGTACCAAGTTTAGAGATGTCCCCGGATAAGCTGCCTATTCCCTTAATTGCATACTGGATCCCAGGCTCCCACTTACTCCAATCGATGAGCGAATTACCGCCCTCTTTCCACGTCTTATAGTCTTCAATAAGAAGGCCAATAGACGTCAAGAGCGTGAGTATCATGCCGATAGGGGTTAGTGCGAATGCGGCGTTTAATACGCGCCACGCGACAAGCAGACCACCCATTGTCGCTATAAGCTGTTTCGTTCCGGTATCAAGCGATTTCCACCAGGAAATAATCCCGCCGACAGCCTGAATTAATCGGTATGCAACTCTGCCGAATATCTCAGCCAACCACAGAACGCCCTTGACCAGCTTAGTGATCGTCTCCTCAATTCGTGGAAAGTTATCGAGAATTTGCTTACGCAGGTTATCTATTGAGCCAGCCAAACCGTTAGCAAGATTGGCCCCGATTTTATCCCGCGCCATTCCCGCCATCGCGCCAAAGTCACGTAGCGAAGTCATGAACCGGTTAGATCCCGCCGCCGCTTTATCAGCATTAAATCCGATGGCCTTTGCCATTGCTGAGTATTCGGCGGTGAACTGGCCTAACCCACGCCGCATAGCCATTAGCGTATTTTCATCAATACCCAGCATCTGAGCATATTGATTCGCCCTGTAGTACGGCATTTTACTGAGCTGCTGACCAACGCCGGTAAATACAGCAGACATATCACGCATGTTGCCGCTGGCATCGCGAGTCTGAACACCCAGACGGTTAAGAAAGCTTTCAGCGCCAGGGTTATTACGCATGAAACGTGAAAGGCTTTCTAATGAGCCTTTCGCCGACTCCGCGCTAGCGCCCGTTTGTGATGCTGGACAAGCAGACCACCCATTGTCGCTATAAGCTGTTT